CAAGAGTTTGGGAAAAGCAATTTTTCAACTGAGGTTGCTGAGGCTTATCAGGATATGGTGGGCTTTGGTACAGCGGCTTTACAGTTTGACGTAAAAACTAAAGAGGCTAACTTTGATGGTTTTAATTTCCGGGCGTGTCACTTAGCTGAGGTGGTGGTTGCTGAATCAGTAGAGGGCCGCATAGATACAGTGTTTCGCAAGCTAACATTGTCAGCGCGTCAAGCTCATCAAAAGTTTGGTGATAATTGTGGCGAGAAGTCAATGAAAGCTTTGGAGACTGATCCAGATAAGGAGTTTGATTACATTCAAGCCGTATTTCCCCGAGAATTAAAAGGGGAATCTACAATGGTAGCGCCACCAAGTCAAAGACCTTGGGCTTGTTATTTTATTAGTGTAGACGATAAGAAAATATGTAAAGAGTCTGGATACTATGAATTGCCTTTTATGGTTCCAAGGTGGTCAAAAACTACGGGTGATATTTATGGATTTGGCCCCGGGTGCGTTGCTCGACCAGATATTAAAACCTTAAACGAGGCTAGAAAGTTGGCTATGAAAGCGTGGGAGAAAAGTATAGACCCACCACTTAAAGCCTTACAAAACGGAATACTGGGCAAGATTGATATGCGCCCGAGCACAGTAACGTATGTGCGAGATATGAACAACTTGGAGCCGTTAGTCAATGCGACTAACTGGAACGCTGACCAATTAATGCTAACGGACGTTAGGGCATCAGTTAGGCGTATATTCTTCTCTGACCAGCTAGAGTTAAACGATGGGCCTCAAATGACTGCAACTGAGGTGCAAGTTCGTTATGAGCTAATGCAGCGGTTGCTCGGGCCTACTCTTGGTCGGCTTCAATCTGAGTTTTTAAACCCCATTGTTGAACGTGCTTTTTACTCTATGTTGCGCGGCAATGCTCTACCGCCAATGCCCGAAATCTTGCAAGAAGTAGGAGGTGATTTAGATATTGAATATGTTGGGCCGCTTGCACGATCACAGAAAATGGATGAAGTGACAGGAATCCAAAGAGCGATTGATGGAATCATGCAATTGGCTCAAGTTAACCCGGAAGTCCTCGACATTGTAGATGTGGATAAAGCCGGGCGAACCATATCAGATCGACTAGGAGCGCCAGCAGACATATTGCGAGGCGTTGAGCAAGTCGATGAAATGCGCCAACAACGACAACAGCAGCAACAGGCTCAAGCTGAAATGGATCAAGGTCAGCAAGAATTAGCCGGGGCAACTCAAGCGGTTGAATTGGAGCAGATGGTTAATGAATCAGTTTAATAAGGACATTATAGAATTATTTAGTACCAAAACAGGCGAGAGAATACTTGCCAACATGAGAGTGGCCTACGGAGATCGTATATCGTTTTCTAAAGACCCTTGTGAAACTGCCTTTAAAGAGGGGCAGCGAAGCATTTACTTAGAAATTAAAAATTTAGTGGAGAAAGATAATGAGTGAAGAAGCAGCAGCAAAAGAGTCTTGGCACTCTGGCTTGTCAGATGAGTACCGGGGTAATGAGTCTTTGGCGCAAATCCCTGATCTAAACACCTTAGCTAAATCCTACTTGGACGCGCAGCAATATGCTGGCGGCTCAATTCGTATTCCGGGAGAAGATGCAAGTACAGACGATTGGACAGCGTTTAACTCTAAGCTTACCGCTAAAGTTCCAACACTAATGAACCTACCAAGTGATGAGCAAGAAGCCAAGAACGCATTGTTTAACCGCCTTGGTCGTCCTGATACAAAAGAAGGTTATCAAGTTGATGGTGCTGATCCTGATTTTTTAGAATGGGCGCATGACAATGGCCTATCCACTGCGCAAGTAAAGGCTTGGCAGGAGAATACCCAAAGTCAATCAACTAAAGCTGATGAAGATAATGAAGCGGAAATGCAAGCCGCTAATGACCTCCTTAAAAAAGAATGGGGCCATGCCTATGATGAGCGCCTATCTCAAGCCAAGAACGCTGTACTAGCTTATGCTGACGCTGAAACTCAAGCATTTTTATTAGAGTCCGGGCTGGCTAACAATCCTAACATGATTAAGCTAATGGCTCAGATCGGAGCAACATTAACCGAGGATGAATCTGCCGGGCTACAAAGCAGTAATCGGTTCACTCTCTCACCCAATGAAGCACTAGATCGAATTAGTGAAGTTAGGCGCAACCGGGAGCACCCTTACAACATAGTCAGCCACCCACAACACAACTCAGAAGTGGAGAAGATGGAAGGGCTTTATTCTCAAGCTTATCCAGACCCCGCTTAAATCCTAATAACCGCGTAGAAAACCATGATCATCTAATCAACAGGGTAGCTAATCCTTAGTCCTGTGGGTTAGATGAGCCGTATCTCATATCTCGTTAAAGCAAACGATATTGCCAGTTAAGAGTCCGCAAGGGTAGCTCAAAACGCCAATTTCAATTTGCCAATTCGGAGATAACTCACATGGCTAATACTATTGCAAAAGCGTTTGTTCAGCAGTTCCAAGATAATTTAATTCACTTAGCACAACAAAAAGGTTCGCGTCTACGCGCATCAGTCAACGAGCAGTCAGTTACGGGCGAGAAGTTTAACTTTGAACGCTTAGGGAATGTCGCTGCCGTCGTTAAATCAAGTCGTCATACCACTACCCCTGTACTGGAAGTTCCGCACTCTCGCAGAACTGCAACCATGACAGATTATCATTGGGCCGACCTCATAGATGATGAGGATAAAGTTCGTATGTTAATTAGCCCTGAGTCGCATTATGCGCGTTCTGGTGCTAACTCAATGGCTCGGGCTATAGATGATCTAATCATTGCAGCAGCTACAGGTAATGCGGTCGATGGTGATGGTTCTAACGTAGCACTTCCAGCCGGGCAGAAAATTGCTCACGGATCTGCGGGTTTAACCCTTGCTAAATTAATTTCTGCTAAAGAGATTTTAGACGGCAATGAAGTAGACGAAGAAGATCGTTTCTTTGTGTTGGGCTCGCAACAGGTTTCTAACTTGTTGAACACGACTGAGGTGAAATCTGCGGATTACAACTCTATCAAAGCTTTGGTTCAAGGCGACATTGATACCTTTATGGGATTCAAGTTCTTGCGCTCTGAGCGTTTAAACCTAGCATCAACTCAGCGTAAATGTTTTGCATTTACAAAAGGAGCATTGGGCCTCGGCATTGGCAAGGACGTATCAACTAAAATTGATTTGCGCCCTGATAAGAGCTATGCCCACCAAGTCTATTTATCATTCGTTGCTGGCGCTACTCGCGTTCAAGATGAGTGTGTCGTAGAAGTTCTTTGCACAGAGTCCTAAGCTCTTAGTGTAATTAACCAAGGGGCTGAAATACGCCCCTTTTTTTTAACAAGGAGCTCGTCATGGCAAGTGAAGTTTCAATATGTAATCGGGCTTTAGCCATGCTTGGTGCGAATACAATAATATCATTAACTGACGGATCAACAGAGGCCAGCGTATGTAATGCGGTTTACGCTGACGCAAGAGACGCAATATTAAGAGCCTATCCTTGGTCTTGTGCCATTCAAAGAGCAACGCTTGCTCAACTATCAACTGCCCCCGCTTGGGGCTTTACTAAAGCTTATAGCTTACCTAACGACCCTCATTGCCTTGCTGTTTTGGATTTAAAAGAAGATTCTCAGTATCGAGTGGAAGGGCGAAGCTTAATATGCAATACCGATACAGCAACTATTAAATATGTTGCACGAATTACAGACCCCGGGCAGTTTGACCCTGCCTTGGTTTTTTCTCTCTCATGCCGTATATCCGCTGAGATTGCTTACGCCCTAACTCAGAATAGATCACTTGCAAATGATATGTGGTCAATGTCGGAAAAGAGTATTAATGATGCGGCTATGTATGATGGGGCCGAAGTTGGTGCTGAGGACATTAACGCTACCGTCTTGGAGAATGTTCGCGCATGAAAATGTCTCCGATAATTAATAGCTTCTCTTCTGGCGAGTTATCACCAAGATTAATGGGCCGAACTGATTCCCCTAAATATCTTTCTGGCTGCGAAGTCATGGAGAATTTTATAGCTTTACCTCATGGCGGGGCTAAAAGGCGTGGGGGTACTCAATTCATTAATGAAGTTAAAAATTCAGCGCATACGACCCGGTTAATTCCGTTTGAGTTTAGCGTTGATCAAACCTATGTTTTAGAGTTTGGAAATAACTACATTCGTTTTTATACCAATGGTGGGCAGATACAAGCCAACTCAGCAGCGTATGAGATAACCACCACCTACACTCATTCACAAGTTAATGAACTACAGTTCGCACAAAACGCAGATGTGATGTGGATTGTTCACCCCTTACACAAGCCTAGAAAATTAACAAGACTTGCTCATGCAAGCTGGACAATAGCCGATGAATTATTTAAAAAAGGCCCATTCTTACCTGTTAACCAAGATGAATCACTTACAATCGCTTTTGCCAGCACCAGTGCTGCGACTCAAAATATCACTGCCTCTTCTTCTTTGTTTAACTCTAGTCATGTTGGTGCTGATTTCCTTATAGACACTATCCCGAATGTGGTTACAGGCGAGGTGGTTTGGGTTCGGGTTAATAGCGTTGCATCAGCCACAGTAGCTAATGTAACCATTAAAGATTTAACTTATATGCCACAGGACACTAACCCGACTAACCTATGGCAAGAAGCTGCTTTTACTTCTACAAAAGGCTTTCCGTCTGCGGTGGTTTTTTATGAGCAGAGACTTTGGTATGCCGGGACAGTAGCCAAGCCTCAAACATTTTGGGCTAGTAAAACTGGCGAGTATGAAAACTTTGAGCTAGGCGCTAACGCTAATGACAGTCTTAGCTATGCTATCGCCTCAGATCGTGTAAACAATATTAAATGGTTAGCCGCTCAACGGGTATTAATTATTGGCACTTCTGGCGGTGAGTTTCGAGTGACAGGCGGCAATGAATCCGCAGTAACCCCTACTAATGTTGATGTTCGCAGACAAACCTCTTACGGATCTAAGCTAGGCCACCCTGCTTATGTAGGCTCTGATGTGTTTTTTATCCAAAGATCAGGGACGCAAGTAAGAAACGTAGCGTATAAGTGGGAGAGCGATAGCTTTCAATCGGATGATATTACTTTTCTAGCCGAGCACATAACGGAAGGAGGCTTAACAACTTTAAGCTACAGTCATGTACCTGATTCTATTCTTCTTGGAATAAGGGCTGACGGGGTTTTAATCATGCTGACTTATGATCCAAGTCAAGAAGTGGTTGGCTGGCATAGGCACACTACGGATGGGGAATATAAGAGCCTAGCCGTAATTTCAGAAGATGGGCCAGATCAATACTGGTTTGTAGTAAAGCGCACCATTGGCGGTGCTGTAAAGCAGTTTGTTGAGCGCTACACCCCTGATCACTTCATGGACAGTATGATTACCTACTCTGGAACCTCTACAAGCTCAGTGACGGGCCTTTCTCACCTTGAGGGCAAGACTGTACAGATTGTTGCTGACGGCTCAGTACACCCCGATTTGGTTGTTTCTAGCGGATCACTTACTTTAAATTATGCAGCAACCGATATTAAGGTTGGTCTTAAATACGTTTCAAAGTTAACGCCAACTCGCCCGGGTGCAAATGTTGGATCTGGTACAACTCTAGGAAAGCTTAAAAGATGGAATGAGATATTTGTTCGTTTAGATAATTCATCTATTCCTAAGATCAATGGGCAGCGTCCACCTGTTCGCTCCCCCGGAACTAACTATGGCAACGAAGAACCTATTACCACCGAAGATATTAACATTAAGAATCTAGGGTATGACCGGGATGGTCGCATTATTATTGAGCAAGATTTACCGCTACCTTGCCATATTGTTTCGCTGTTTGGCACATTGAGCGTGGGAGATTAGCATGAGTTTTATGGCGTTTTTACAAATTGCGGGAGCGGTAAAGCAATACGGGGATTCTCAAAGCGCTGCCTCTGATATAAAAGAAGCAGGCGAAAAGAACGCGCAACTAGGGGAGCTAGAAACTAAAGAGCGGTTAAGGCGCTCTAGGTATAAGTATGAGCAAGAGCAAGGGCAAAGAATTGTTTCTTATGCTAAAGCTGGCGTTGATATTGGCAGTATTTCCACTCTCTCAGTCATGGCAGAAGCCGCCAATGTTGCAGAAAGGGAAATGAGTTTTACAGCACAACAGGGCGCAAGAACTGCATCAGCAAGGAGAGCGGGGGCTAATTCACAAGCCAGCGCAATGAGCAGCCAAGGCGAAAGTCTGCTTATCTCTAACGTAGGCGACATAGGCAATAAAAATGATTGGTGGGGTAAAATAACGTGAGAATCCAAGGTATAAGTCAGACAGGCGTACCCGGTGCAGAGCAAATAAGTTTAGGGGCCATATCATCTGCCGCTCAAGCTAAAATGAAAACAACTCAAGCGCTTACAAAGGTTGTCGGAGACTATGAGGCTAAAGTACAAAAGGCCGAGCAAGAGGCAGAAATGCACTCCGCAACGATTGGATTAGAGAAAGACACTCAAGCCTTAATGCAATCTATTGAAAGCTCAAACGCCTATGACGATGATGGTAGGCCCACCTATAAAGGTATGCCAGATCAATTTCAAAAAGGCATGAGTAAGTTGATTGATAAGCAC